TCCACACCCAACAAGGGCAATAAGAGAAAATGCAGTTGAATTTAAAATCCCAAGAGAGAAAACTGTTCTCGGAGATGAACCAGAGTGGGGACCAGTTGCGGGGCAACCTGGAAAATATCGACCATAAATGATTGATGTTACTTTTCAAGTGGATAGATACTATTTATTAGAGACTTAAAACAAGTTCAATAGTTCAAGGAGAAAAAAATAAATGTCAGTAAGTAAGTTTAGATTTGTAAGCCCAGGAATTCAGATTGCTGAAATTGATAACTCACAGCAACCTCGACTACCAGCCGATATAGGACCGGTTATCGTTGGTCGAGCGAATATGGGACCGGCACTCCGTCCTGTTCAAGTAAATTCATTTTCAGAATTTGTAGAGATTTTTGGACGTCCAGAGCCAGGCGGTCGAGGTGATGATGTTTGGCGAAATGGAACACAAGGTCTTGCTCCCACATATGGGGTCTATGCAGCACAAGCTTATTTACGAAACACTCCAACTGTTACTTTCGTTAGACTTCTTGGAGCAGAGCATACAAATGCCACAACAGCAGGTAAAGCAGGCTGGGAAGTACCTAACCAAGGTACAACGAGAAACTCACACGCTGGTGGCGCATATGGTCTTTTTGTTATGCCCACTGGGTCAGCGGGATCGACGGCGACCGGAGTTTTGGGTGCTGTTTTCTACTTAACAACTGGATCATTGCTCCTCAAGGGGGCAGATACACAAACCGCTGCCAATACCATTTCAGGTAGTCGTGCAATGATTGCTACTCAAAACAGTAATTTTAAAATGGAAGTACGTGATGGCGATAATTCCCTTGTTGAAACAATTACATTTAACTTTGATCGTAATAGTAAAAACTATATCAGAAAGGCTTTCAACACAAACCCAACTTTGACAAATAGCAGCATTACTCCTAGCGATGATACAAAAACTTATTGGCTCGGAGAAACCTTTGACAGAGAGGTGGCTGATATCAATCTCCAGGCAGGAGTTCTGTTAGCCTTAAGGACATCAGGGTCTACCGATATTAAACGTGCAGGCAAACATAAGGAAAGCCTAAAGAAAGCAGTTACTCCATGGATTATTTCTCAAGATCTAACTAAAAATTCTGGCTCTGGAGGCTTTGAGTATCAGTATGAAAAACTATTCCGGTTGAAAACTCATACTGGTGGAGATTGGGAACAGAAAAATCTAAAGATTTCTGTCTCTAATGTTAGGGCATCAGTAAATGAAGACGAACCTTATGGTACTTTCACGGTTGAAATTCGCTCTGCAAAAGATAGTGATAATGCAAGAAAATTATTAGAACAATTTACAGGGTGTAACCTAAACCCTCTGTCTAATAACTTTATTGGTCGTAAAATTGGAGATAGTTTTGTTACGTGGAGTGATACTGATCGACGTTACCGCGAGATGGGAACTTACCCAAATCAGTCTAAATATGTTTATGTAGATACTTATCGAGAAGATGGTCCTACAGATGCGGCTTTCTTACCATTCGGTTTCGAAGGTCCTGCAAAGTTTAAAGATTCAACTTACACAAGTGGAAGCGCCACTGACGAGGTTGAAAAATTTACAAGTGGTTCGGTTCTTCTTCCATCGGCTTTTTCCTCTTCGGTAGCCGATGGAAATACTGGTGGGATTTATTTTGGGCTTGGTAGCGGTGGACACGCAATTACGGCTAGTCTCCAGTTCCCAGAATTTACACTTAGGGCTAATTCAACAGAGGGACAATTGGCTAGCCCTCAAGATGCTTATTTCGGAGTTGATACTACAAGAAATGGTAGCACCAGATTTGATGAATCTTATATGGATTTAGTAAGAGGAATAACTTCGGACATCGCATCAACTGATCCAACAGTTGTTGATAGTGATATTCAAAAACTATCTTTCATCTTTACCCTGGAAGACCTTTCAGAGTATACTGGTTCGGCGGCGGCAAGTGGGGTAGTGACTTATAGCACCGACGCCGTTTCCACAACTGATGTTTATTATCATTCTGGATCTAGAAAGTATGGAAACTCACTTTCTACCACTGGATCGAATTCTTGGAACAATGTTCTTAAGAGAGGCTTTGACTCATTTACCCTGCCTCTTGTGGGTGGGTTTGATGGTCTGGATATTACAGAGGAAGATGCGTTTAGAAACACGCTTATTGATGGAAAAACTGAATTAGATAATTATGCTTACAACTCAATTAAGAGGGCGATTGATTCCTGTAAGGATCCAGAGATTGTTGAGATGGACGTCATGACTGTGCCCGGTCTTACAAATACCGTACTAACTGATCATGTTATTCAAGTTTGTGAAACCAGAGCGGACGCCCTAGCAATTATCGATCTTGAAGGTGGATACATTCCTCCTTCAGAAGATAATGAGACTGACCGCTCTTCTGCTGCCTATAGAGGAAGTGCAGACGCTACCGGAACTGGAGTCATAGATCTAATAGAAAATCGTGATCTAAATTCAAGTTATGGTTGTGCCTTCTATCCGTGGGTCCACGTTAGAGATGGAGCGACTGGTAAACTTGTTTGGATGCCACCATCTGTTGCGGCACTTGGTACATTTTCAAGCGCACAAGCCAAATCAGAACTTTGGTTTGCTCCAGCAGGGTTTACTAGAGGCGGATTGTCTCTTGGAGCCGCAGGACTTAGTGTTTTGAATGTATCCGAAAAACTGACTTCAAAACAAAGGGATGATCTTTACGAAGTAAATGTTAACCCAATTGCAAGTTTCCCAGCAGAAGGGATTGTCGTTTATGGTCAAAAGACACTTCAAGCAATCCCAAGTGCGCTTGATAGAATTAATGTTCGTAGATTAATGATCTATGTTAAGAAAGAAATTTCAAGAATTGCTTCAACACTACTGTTTGATCAGAATGTTGATTCTACTTGGGCACGCTTCCGATCTCAAGCAAGTATTTTCCTTGATGGATTAATTGCTGGGTTTGGACTTACTGACTACAAATTAATTCTTGACGAAACAACAACAACTCCCGATTTGGTTGATAGAAATATCATGTATGCAAAGATCTTTGTTAAACCAGCACGGGCAATCGAATTTATCGCTCTAGACTTTGTTATTACAAGCACTGGTGCGAGTTTCGATGACTAAAAAAAGAAAAGAGACTACTTATTCATAGGAGATAAAAAGTATTATGGCATTCTGGAACAACCCCGAATTAGAACCAAAAAGAGCGTATAGATTTTTACTGAGAGTTAATGGCGGTGGCAACGCGGTGAGGCTCCCGGAGTTTCTTATTAAAAAAGTTAGCAAACCCAGTTTTGAAATCAGTGAAAGTCCACACAATTTCTTAAACCATACTTTTTATTATCCCGGAAAAGTTACTTGGGATACCGTTTCTTTTACAGTTGTAGATGTTCTCAGCGGCGGCGCCAACGGGATCGATGCGGGGGGTGCTGTGAGCCAGCTTCTTGAAGAATCTGGTTATCAAATCCCGATGGCGAACGACCCCAATAACAGATCCACCGTTTCTAAAAAGCAATCAGTCAAAAGTTTAGGTTCAATTGATATTGTTCAGATCAATTCAAAAGGTGATGAGATAGAAAAATG